GTCGAAGGTCGTCTTTCCCGCGCCTTCCCAGAGGGGCGCGAAGAACACGAGCCCGCGAGAGAGCGGGTGCTCGACATCGATCTCATAGCCGATCGGCGGTTTGTGCGGCCAGCGATTTCCGAGCATGGGCGGTCAGGTCCACGGGGTGAGTCGAGTGAGGATCGGCGGTAAGCCACCCATAAACGCTTAGGCAATGGCTGTGATGCGGTCGTAGGTGGCATTGGCCGTGATCGATACTGAGCTATCGGCGTTACTCGCCGCGACGATCCATTGACCGGGGCCGAGGAAGAGTTCGCTGGAGTAGTCGGTGCTAGCCGAATAGGTTCCGGATGTCGATGCCGGCGCGACCGCGAACGACGCCGTCTGGGCCATCAGATACACATAATCACCAGAGGAATAACTGTTGATCGTGGCTCCGACCGTGAGCGTGTACGGAGAGCTGGAACCACTGATCGCAGTGATCTTCGACAGTTCGCCGAGCTTGGACCCGCCGGCCTGCTGGAGGCACACGGTCTGTCCAACCGACAATCCCGTCTTGCTCGACACGCTGAGGCTGGTTGCCCCAGCCGTCGCCGACGCGCTGAGCGTAATCGGAGCTGATGAGCCGGCCGCGTATGCCTTGTAGGCGGAGAACGTCGTCAGACCCGTGGGAGCGGATGACCCCACGATCGTCTCGCACGTCAGCTGACCCTCGATCGAAGTCGAAAGGTCCAGGAACGCTGCGGCGTTCTTGCTGGCTGCGACCGAGACGTAATTGATCAAGTTGCCGGGCGTGCCGGCGGAATAGACGGGAGCTGCCATGGGTCATCCTCAGACGATTGCGGTTGCGAAGAGTGAATCGACGGCGGCCGGCCCGATCGCGTCAGCCGTTACTGAGACCGCGATCGTGTTTTGTTCCGCGCCCGAGCCGTTGTAGGCGCGGACCCCAACGGCATAGGTCGTTCCATCGCTGAGCCCGGCGATGTTCGCCACGAAGACATTGAAAAGCCCAGCGGAGTACAGTACCGTCGCGGCGGGGGTTGTGTAGTTCGGGGCATCCCCGATGCCAAGATAGATATTGAACCCGATGGGTACCGTTGGCCCTCGTGTCAAGGGGTAGTACCACTCGACTCGGATTGAGCCCCCGGGCATCGCAAACGCCCGGAGCCCCGTGGGGGGCAAAGGCTGGTTCGTGATGTCGTTTCCGAAGGCATCCAGCACTATCGTCACGGCGCAGTCGAGGTTTTGCTCCTCGCCGTTGGAGTCGAAGGCGCGGACGCCAAACTTCCAGGCCCCAGGTGCCGCGAGAGCCGTGCTGGTCCAGGTGGTGTCGCTGATCAATGTGGTCGCGACGGAAGTCGCGTAATTGATCGGGTCGCCCGAACCCGTGTTGGAGTAGACGTGGTATCCGCTCCCGACCAACAGTTCAGACCTTCGACCATCGAGTACGGACCCGGGATATGAGGGCTGCGGCTCGGCCGCGGCGATGACTGTCATCGCGCGCGGGTTGAACGGTGGCGCGGCCAGGAGACGGTCGGCAGAGGAGAGGACCGACCCTGGGGAGGGTGCGGGAGCCTCGATCGTCACCATCCGGCCTGGCGGTGTTGGTACCGCCCCGGCTTGCTGCGGAGTGCATCCAGCCAGGACTCCGCCGGATTCAGCTCGAGGCGACTCCGCCCCGGCCGATGCCACAACGGCTGGACTATCGAATCGTGGGATCGCGGCCGTCTGGCCACTCTCCACAAGAATCATCCCGGAGTAGGGCTGGGGGGCCTCGGATGCCGTCAGGACGATCGTGGTGGCGACGACAGGCGCTAGAGCCGACCCATGGATCGCGATGGCGGTGCCCGACTCCGGGGGCGGCGCCTCGGTTACGATCAGCCTGATCGAGGACGGCGCGCCGAGTGCCGCGATCGGGCCGTAGTACGTCTGGAGGCGTCGCGGCTCGTAGATCTGCCAGACGTTCTGTGCGATTGCGGCATGCTCGCTGGCCGACAGCGTCCGGGCCCAGATCGCCGCCCAGTAGAAGATCGCCCCGGTGGCATAGTTGCCGTAGACGGTGCTGCAATTACCAATGTATAAATACGGATTCGTGCCGTACGTTATCGAACCGGCATACGCATTCGACCCGCTCGGGACGCCGTTCGTGTAGACGGTCTGCAATCCGCTGGCCAGTGACGCAGAGGTGACATAGTCGTTCCCGGTCGCGATGGCGGCCGTCGACGTGAGCGTCCGGAGCGGGCCGCCGATGTCGTGGTAGAGATTGTACTGGGTGTAGGAGCCCCCGAGCCGGAACCCCGCGGCATAATACGGCGACGAGTTCGAGTTGGCGTAGCTCAGCCCGAACAAGCCGCCCTGGTTGGACTGCTGCGAGGCATAATGCCAGCCGACCGCGATGGTCATCGGACCGGGGAGCTGGAGCGACGGCGGTGCGACCGTTTGCGCGGAACCGACGGACACGGCGTTCATCACGATCTGGGAGCCGGTCCCCCAGACCGCGTTGTTGGCGAGCGAGAGCGTGGTTCCGGAAACGATGTCGAAGGTCGTCTTTCCCGCGCCTTCCCAGAGGGGCGCGAAGAACACGAGCCCGCGAGAGAGCGGGTGCTCGACATCGATCTCATAGCCGATCGGCGGTTTGTGCGGCCAGCGATTTCCGAGCATCGGGCGTCAGGTCCACGGGTCGAGCGAATGAGTTATGGTGCGGTGAGACCGGACGGGGGCAGCGCCATCATCGGCATTAGACCTCAGCCCTCGAAGGGATGCTGACGCTTACCCGCATCCCTAGTGCCCGCCGCTCCAGTTCGGGACGAGGCATCGGCTCGCCGCGCTGGAGCCGCCTGTCGTAGCTCCAGCAGAGCCCTTGGCCGCCCGCATACCCATCGGGAGCCCGGAACATAAGCAATCCATCCCGCCAGAAGCTTGGCCACCGTTGGAACGAACCGTCGGGCGCGAGGGTTTCGACGGAGTTCGGCCCGACCGCCCCGGCGACGCAGAAGTCGGTCACGAAATCATCTTCCTTGATCAGATAGAAATACCGGGCGACCGCCGGGGTGGCATCGGCGGATACCGGGATCTCGGTCAAGCCGGTCCGGTCGAAGTCGAGGCCGGGTGTGAGAGGCATGAATCAGGCTTCCAGGGGAGCACCGGAGAGTCCGATGCCTTGAGAGTAAAGAGCGTGGAGGAAGTCGTTCCACTCGTCCTTCCAAAAGGTCAAACGCGGGAGTCCATCCAGCTCGCGAACGGCGACCTTGGGGATGATCACCAGTAGCTTCCGGTCCGTGCCCGTGTAGGACGAAAAGACCGCCGCGTCGGTGGTCTTGCGAGCGTCGTACCAGGTCTGTAGAGCAGTTATTGCCCGCTCGGCGTCGGGTCCGACGAAGTGAACGTCGCGCTCGCCGTAGAACGGTACGATATGCTCGCTGATCCGCGGAAGGCCATTCCGCTGCGGGGCGCAGAATCGACCGAGATGATCCTTGTCGTTGTCGTGGTATCCGCTACCTGGAACGGATTCCAGCACTTTGTTGCGGGCCTTGATCGCTTCGGCTCGCTTCAGCAGGTCTTGACTCACGAGAAGATTTCCCTCGATATTGCTTCTTGCTTGGTGGCTAGATCACGCGAAAATGGCCTTATTCTTCTCCCGTCAGTTTCCCGGAGTAGTTGACGTTGTTCGGCGACGTGATCGTGATGCCGCAACCCTTGCCGCCGATGCAGATGAAGGGCGACGAGAACGGATGGATGAAGTGGTAGAGCCCATTGAATTGCCCCACGTCGATACACCACTGGAGGGTGATGACGGTCGGCTGGACGGTCCAGTGCTTGGCGGCGGTCGCCTGGATGGTCTCGCCCCGGCCCGTATCCCTCTTGGACGGCGTGACGGAGGTTGAATTCGTCCCGGGGGCGTTCGTCGCGAATGTGATCTGGTCAAACTCGCAGACCGCAGGCGCGTTGTACGAGGCCGCGCCGTCGAAGGAAATCGACGCCTCGGTCACCTTGACGCAGATGTTGCTGGCCGCCTGAAGGCCGACGACGGTTTGGGCGGTGGTCGCCGTCAATGCGATAGTCTCGGCGGGCACGTCGAACTGGTTGTAGGCCATGGAAAGTCACTCATCGAATTGAGGGAGGATGGTTTCGGGCAGACAATTCGGAGCCTCGACAGTACTGGCTCACTCCTCGTGTATGACGTAGCCGCGAACATCGACGACCGCACCGGCATTGACCTGGAAGCCGAGGATCGTGCATCACCGCGAGAGCTTGCAGCCGAAGAGCGTCGAGGGCTCGGCCGAGTTGCCGAACGGTCCCCAACGGACCTGGACGCGGGCCAGCACGTCGTCGAGCTGCTGGCGAATCCGCCGGATCTTGTTCTGGAAGTCACCCTGCTCGGCTCGATTCTCCTGCATGTAGCGGTCGTAGAGGACCGAGAGGACGGTGGCCATCCGGAGGTCGCGGAGATCGTAGATCCACGTGCTGGTTCGATCGGTGATGTTCTCGTCGATTCCGAACCGTCGTTTGATATCGAAGCTGGCTTCCTCGGATTGGGGGTCGAGGGTGTTGATCGTGAATGCGACCCCGGTCAGGCCGGAGGTGGGGGCCGGCGGCTGGCCGACGGAGAGGTCCTTGTGCGGCCGACGGAGCGTGATCGAATTCCCCGAGACGCTGTCAATCGCCAGGAGTTGGCCCCCGCCGGGGAACTGCGACTTGGGAGCCGTCAGCCAGGCGACCTGGTTAGCGCTCACTCCATTAGCGGCGAAGTTCACCGAGGCCGAGTTCAGCACCCACGGGTTGCCGGGGGCAAAGACTCCGTCGGTGCCCGCGGCCATCTGCTGCCAGGGTGGGCAGAGCATGATGAAATCGCCACCGGCGCGCACGAGGATGTCCTCGTCCGTGCAATAGACCGGAATGGTCTGTTCGGGCAGGGATGCACTGAGGGTCATGAGGGGCGCCCTCGGCCGCCTTTTTTCGGCGGGAGCTCCTAGGAGGCTGGGTTGGAATGTGATCGATCAGGGCTTCAAGTTGCTGGTCGACTTCTCTGGCTCGCGGGTTTTCGGCTCGGATTGAATGCCATGATCGCCGGTTAGGACTCCCGGTAGTGGTGTTCGACGATCCGGACTTCGTCGCAGATGCTGTCGGGCAACGTCGTACAGCAGAGCGTTGCGTGAGCCGCCGATCGATCGGGGCTCGCGGCCGACGCCTCGGGGATGGCCAATACGCGCCACTCACCACTTACGGCTCAGCGGCCCTTCTTGCCGACCTTGGCTTTCGGGCCGACCATCTTCGCCTGGCCGTTGGGCGGATTTCTCATGCCGGCCGGCTTGGGACCGCCACAGGGGACCGTTGCCTTGCCTTCGGGAGCCGATTTCTTCGCCATCGAATTGTCCTTTCTCTCTCGTCGTCTGCGAGTACCAGCAGCCTTCTTCGTCCTCGGCGATCCTGTCCCGCTGACGATGAGCTCCATTCAGTCTTCGAGCCGTAGTCTACGCATCCACGGCCTCACCCGCCCCTCCGTTAGCCCTCATGAGGTCTTCCGTTACGAAGACTTCACCATCTTTCTGCCGGAGGCGTGATCCAGCGAGGACTCCGTCAATCCCAGCGCCGACCTTACCCATCGACCGACTCGATCCCGGTGCCGTCTCTCCCAGGCCGCAAGCGCGGGGGAGTAGCCTTGCGGCGAGGTGCACGAATCCATCGCCACTGCGACGTGGAGTTCCGAGATCGCCTGGCCGGAGAGCTGCGACGCCTGTAGCCAGTCATTGCGATCGGCGATCGGCATCAAGTGTGTCGTTGCCTCGTCGTAGGCCGTCGAAGCTGCCACTTGGTCGAGGCCGGGCCGGTGGTGGTCGGGGTTATGGCGATAGAACGCGGCCCGCGCGTTGCGGAGGAGCCCTCCCTCGTCATCCGGGTGACTGCCGACAAGCCCGACGCGAAGCGCGATCAGGCATCCCCGGGCCGAATCCAGCCGTCCGGCCTCCGCATGTGCCCGTGCGGCGGCGAGCCGTGTGGCGACGAGATGTCTCGCCCGCAACGACCAGGGGTCCAGGGCATCGGCGAGGGCTTCGTCGTTTCGTCGTGGCTCGGCCCGGTTCATTCGTGCGGTTGCCGGGCGGTGTCCGGCTCTGGGATCGCCCGATTCGGCAGGCCCGACTCATTCCACGGGTCTACCGGCACCGCCCCCTTGCCCGGCTCGACCACCGACGGGGGCTGGGGCATCTTGGCCATGCCGACGTCGAAGTGATGGGGCGGTTGGACTGGCGATGGCAAAGCGCCGAGCGGCATGGATCCGCCGCGACGATCGCCGCCGGCACCGTAATTTGATGGCTCGACGCCGCTGGCCACGCGAGTCAGGGGCAGATAGCTGTTGTTGGCGCCGTTGCCGGCCGCGCCGGGCTGGTTGGGGGGACGCACGACGCCGCGCTCGGCGCCGCCGGGGACCGGTGTCCTTGCCATGGCATTCCTCACTTCTCTCGGGTCACTTTGACTGACTTGAATCCGCCGATCCGGCCGGCGATGCGCATCAGGCACATCGCCAATCGGAAGCGAAACTTGAAGATTTTATCACATTTGACAATAATGACGAGTTTAGACACGGATTCTTGACCGATGCGGAGGATCCGCGTATCGTTCATATTTCCCTCCGTCTGCATCACCCACCATCCGCTTGATGTCACGGCCACGTTCGTTGAGTCTTCGCCCCGCCGATGGCCGTCGAGCTCGTTGCGAAGTGGCCGGGGTTGGCGTCGATCAGGGCGCCGGCCTCGGAACAGAGTTGGGCCATCAGGGCGAAGATGGAGTGGACGTCGTGGAGCTTCATCACGATGTCCTGATAAGTCGCCGGCTCGCCCTGATTGAAAACGGTGATGACCTGGTGGAGGAAGGTCCACACTTTCTGGAACTGGCCGGTCTTGGCGTACCGGAGGAGCTGGAGCTTGGCGCTCGTCAGCCCGGTCGAATTGGTCTTGGGCGGCGCGACCGCGAAGGAGTTCGACGGCGCGACTGCGGACAGGCCGAATGTCCCGGCCGTGATGCCGTCCGCGTAGAGGACCTCACTTCCACTGGCGCCGCCCGCGGGCGTGAGGTACACATGGCGGGCCGTATTGCCGGCCTGGAGCGTCGGGAATGTGACCGTCGGGACCTGGCCCGCGGTCACGGTGAACTGGGCCGACTCGGGGCTCGCCGTCGTCTCGCCGATGCCGTTGGTCTCGGTGATCTTCAGGTAGTACGTGCCCGCGGCGAGCAGACCTCCGGTGCCTGAGACCGAGATGGTCGGGGCGGACGAAGGCGGCTGAGTGCCGTTCAGGTTCGCCGCGATGAGGGTTTCCAGGTGCCTTGACGCGCCGCCCGCCTGGAACTGGGCAAACGTCGTGCCGCTGGCGGTAATCGAGGGGCTGATGTAGGCCATTATCGTGCTTTCGCGTGTTTCGATTTCGCGTGAGGGGTGGGATCAGAAGTCGGCGCGAGAGCCCCCTCTCCTCTAACAGGGGAGACAAGGGTGGAATGTGCCTCTTCAGGGGCGAGTTCGGCCGCATCGGCCAAATCGTCGAAGTCGCAACGGACCCGGAAATGACGGCCCGGGGGGGCGATCCCGAAGGCCCGGTGGGCCTCGTCGATGATCGCCTGGGCAGCGGCCGCCAGGACGTGGAGTTTCTCCAATTCTTGCTCGCACTGGCCGAGGGTGCCCTGGACCTGCGCCAACTCGGCCGGAAACACGATCGCGCGGCCGCCTTCCTTCGGGGTCCGGTAGTACCGCTCGCAGAGTTGGCCGACCAGGACCGAGACACGGTACATCTCCGCGTTGTGCCTTGCCTGGTCGGTCAGGATCTTGGAGACCCCCAGGCGGTCCCCCTGCTGGTCGAGGTAGTGCGGGCTTCCCCGGAATCGCCACATGCTTCGCTTCGCTCCCGTAGGTAGTAGGTAGTAGGGAGTAGGGAGTAGGTAGAGAAGATAGGCCCGCATTTCACTGCCTACTATCTACTGCCTACTGCCTACTGAGGCGAACGCTAGTTCGCTGAGAAGGCCGTGATGCCTTCGACCCATGCGTGATGGGACTCGTTGACGACCTCGATCGCCATTTCCGCGAGCCAGTCGCCCTCGACCATGTCGCCGCGGCTGCCGCGGAGCTGCCAGAACGGGTTCCGCTTGTTGCGGATGTAGACCTCCGAGCTGGTCAGGGCGATTGCCGTGTAGGGCCGCAGGAGCGGAGCCTCGACAATGGTGACGCCGTGGAGGAACGGGGCCTCCATCACGTTGATCGGCGTGCCAAAGACCGTCTCGCCGGCCGGCACGCGCTGGATGGCCTGGCCCCACGTCGCGAACCCGCTCATGAAGTTCGTCGACACGACCAGGAGGTCGGGCTCGCCGCCGCCTTGGCGGCACGCTTGGAGGGTGTCGCGGATCAAGTCTGTGGAGCCGTAGGCTGCGCCGTTGACCGGAGTGGTGTTCGAGAGGGTCGAGATGTTGTTGGTCACGAGGATCGACCGCAGCCCGTTCATCTTGGCCGTGACGCCAGCACTGTCGTTGGGGGACTGGGCGATGCCGTAGTAGCACGAGTTCTCGATGTCGTCCACCATGTTCTGGAGCTGGACGGTCATGTTGAAGTCGAACGGCGTCTGGATGCCGCCCGGCAGGACCTGCGCCCGCGCCGTCTGGGCCGACCCGCCGATCTGCACGGGAAACTGGAAGGTCTGGCAATACTGGGTGCGGGCCACGCCAATCGTGGTCAAACCCGTCTGCTGGACCTCCGCGCCGGTCCGGCTGTTGCCGATCAGGTTCACCGTCGATCCGCTGGTGACCGAGGCCAACGCCGTGGTCCCCTGGGTGCCCGAGATCTCGGACCAGAGTCCGCGTGTGACGTTGACCGTCGTCGAGCTGGTCGGGTCGCCGCTCACCTGCACTCGCTCGATGTTCCCCGTAACGGAGTCAACGAGCTCGAGCACGTCGTGATTCATCAGGAACGTGGCGTCCGCGAGCGTCAGGCTCGTCTGGCTGCTCGAGGAGACGGCGGTGCCGAGCGACGTGGATCGCGCCCGGTACTTGTGGGTGTACATCAGGAAGTCGACCCGCTCGACCGGCACGTACGGCAGCCGGGTCACGAGCGGGTTCCGGTTGGCGAACCAGTTGCGGATGGCAACGGTAACGTCATTCCGCGCCTCGACGCCCGCCTGTTGGGTGCCGAGAAAACCTTGGAGGAAGTCAGCCATCGGAAAACCCTAAACGCAGCAATCGCGGTTCTCGCGGTGCTGCGCCCGCGGCCGGCTTGCCCTCGAAGGGCTGGTCTTTGGTCAGCGGTAGGCAGTAGCCTGTCTTGTACTTCACTGCCTACTGCCTACTGTCTACTACCTGACTGCTTTCAGCCCCATGGGGAGGCTGATATTGGCCCTGGGATCGCCCTGGGTTTTCTGCATGTTCTGCATGTGGAGGATGACAGCCTCGCCCATGTTCTTCGGCTGCGGCGTCTGCGCTGGGTTCGCCGGTGTGCTCGGCAGCGACTGGCCTGCCGGCTGGAACCCGCCGGTCCCGCCGCCCGGGTTCTGGGGACGGACGAAATGGGCGTATTCGGGTCTTGCGAGCTGCTGGTGCACGAAATCCCCGACCGACTGGAATGTCGGAGTGCGGACTGCGAAGGAGTCGCCCTGCGCGTCGACCAGGAACTGATTTCGCCAGAGCTGGGTGAGTTGCTCCGCACCGCCGGGGACCAGGTTGCAGGCGGACAACGCGCGGGAAAGCTCGCCGTCCAGGGCGTACCGCTTGGCCCGCTCCTCGACCTGCGTGAGCCTTGCCCGTTCGGCCTGCACCTGCTGCTCCGATTGCTCGCGGAGGAGCCGTAGCGCGTTTTCCACCTCACCCTTTTGAGCCAGTATGCGGGCTTGGTCCTGCTGGGTGGCCTGCTCGCGGCTCCGCTGCTCGCTCTCGAGCTGCGCCAGCCGGGCCTGCATGGTCGTGAACGCCTGGACCTGCTCCAGGGGGATTGTCACGGTCTGCTGGGTCGTTGCAGTCGCCGACGATAGCGTCGGCGCCGGGGGCTGGGCGGTTGATGCCGGTGTCGCCGAGGTCGAGGTTATCTCTTCGGCCATGCTATGCTCCGCGGTGGTGGTGGCTATGGGGATTCCAGTGAAGCGTCAGGACGGCGACTCGCCGTGAGCCGTTGCACGATCCGGATATCCCGCGCAAGTGACAGCAATCCCTGGTCTGAGGCGAGATCGAGAACGTTAGCTCACGCTCCCGACGATCGATGGCTTTCTTGTCGGTGGACCGAAGCGAGCCGTCGTCCGTCCACACCAGTTGGCCCCGAGGCGTGCCGGCTCGCTCTCCAGATGCAGGACAACGACCTCGGGCAGGAGTCGGCGATAACGCCGGTCCCACTGCAAGGCGAACTGAACGTCAGTCCGAGCGGCGTCGCCGTGGTGATACGGATAGTGGCGAACATGGTGACCGCCCTGGACCATCGCCGAGCCGTGGAAGAACTGGAAGAACCCGATGGGCACGTATCCGTGGAACGTCGATGCCCATCGCGTCCCTACCGTCGCTCCCCCCTCGAACCGGACCGAGGAGTGGTACGCGTGATTGTCCCAGGAGCCATGCTCACGCTTAATCTGCCGCCATGCGTCATAGCCGACGATGTTGCAGCGATCGGCGCCGTAGATTGCCCTTTCGTCAGGGTGGGCCATCTCGAGCAGGGATCGGAACTTTCGCGGCAGGACGATGTCGCTGTCGATGTGCAACACCCAGTCCTTGGCGCCGATCTGATCGAATCCCCGCTGGATCAGCCGGGCCTTGTTGAACGGTCCCTCACGGCGATGATCTTCGCTCAGGACGTGCCGCAGTGAGTGCCGATGGCACACCGCACGCGTCTCGTCGTCGTCCGGAGATGTGACGATCACCCAGTCGTCAAAGAGGTGTTGGTTCTCCTTGACGGTTTCGGCCAAGAAATCACCATACCCCACGCAAACGGTCACGGCTTCGATGTGCATAAACCATTCAACCCTGATCGGTTAATCGCCAGTCTTGTACATCTGGGCGAACAAGTGTCCCATCAAGAAACCGAAAGCGAACGCGATGACCGGGTACTTCAACGACCATTGGTAAATACACCACGATATGGTCGCGTCTCCCCCGGATAAGTAGGCCATCACGATGTCGAAAATCGACAGGATGAAGATCACTGCGATCACGACCAGTGCGGTGATTTGCTGGTACGTCATGACTGCTCCGACTCCATCGCCTTGCGAATGTCCCTTCATCAATCCCATGCCGACCATCCCCAGGCGCTCCCCAACCCCTGGCAATCCCAGCAGGGATCCTCCCGATAGTGTCGAGATGCTCCGCTTCCGCCGCAGGACGGGCATGGGTTCATCCGGCGGAGGATCGAGTTCGACCGAAGGCGCACCTCGGGGTCGCGATGTTTCCTCCCCCAGAACAGCCACTGCTGGTTAAACCACGAGGCCGTCTTGAGTTTTCGAGAAGCTATCTCGCGACACCGGTAGCAATCCGAGCCCTGGCGTTCGATCAAGCCTTTATAGGGCTCGGGAGCGGTCGTGCCCGGTTCGGCCATGACCGACTCCTCGACCGCCATCACGAATTCCAGGTCGGCGAGCGTCGGCGGCATCCGCGGCCATCCGAGCCAGATTGCCAAGGCGAGCGTCGGCGGTACGAGCATCGGTCGATTACTCCGTCGGCAGCCCGATGTGCCCAACCAGGATCCCGAGCCAGAAGACGAACGCGACGAACAGGGTGGGGTAGACCATGAAGAGCCGGCGGAGCACTCGCGAGATCGACGCCTCAACGCCCCAGGCGCGGATCGCCAGGATGTCGTAACCGACGACAACGATGGTGACCGCCACGACAAATGTGAATGTCAGCCATTGGGCTTGGATCGGGCTGAGGTTGGGCATGAATTCTCTCTACGCTCGCTCGGGTGCCGAGGGGCCGGTGGTTCGATGAGCGTCTCCGGGCCTCGCTCACGACCGGCTCCTTCGGTGGTTACATCAAACTCGGAATCATGTTGCCGACGAGCGTGCCGACGGACTGGCCGGTTGGGTCCTCGCTCGCTGCCTGTTCGGCAGAGCCCTCGCCTTCCATCGCCTCGACACGCGATGTGATGCCGGCATCAGGCATGTCCTGAATTGGCTCCTTCAGACGCGACTTGGTTTTTACCATGAGCTCGATCTCAGCATCGAGCCGGTCGTACTCCGCGTCGGTCAGGCCGAGGAGGGTCTGACGCATGATCGCCTGGAGGATCTCGCGCTCGGTGTTCGGTGCCTCGCCGGCGCACTTCAGCGTGACCTGAAGCTTGGTGAGGTTCTCGATCAACTCAGTGGCGGCGAACAGCTCGAACCGGGCTGGGTAGACCACCCGGATCTGCTCCCGCTCCTCTCGCGTGATCGGCGCGTTCCCGAGTACCATGGCGGCGTACTCGGCGAGCTGGCGCTCGGCTTTCGCGATCGACTTTGCAATCGAGGACAACAGCTTATGACCGTTGACCGCGTCGAGCTGCTTCGAGATCCCAGACTGGCTGACAGTGGAGCCTGAGGAGCCCGCCGGCTTCATGAGGCAGGCCCGGCGGTCCTTCATCTCAACAATGTCGGCCTTGTTCCGCCTTAGCGATTCGGCCGGATCCTTGGGCGGACTGACAAACTCCCACCCCTGGTATGAGCCCGACTCCGGGTTCTTCTTCATCGGCAGGATGTAGCCCGGGCCGACTGACAGGGTGTTGTCGCTCTTGCAGAAGTCCTCCGCCCCAGAGAGGAACGGGTGCGCCTGCAAGGTGTCGGAGAGGATCAGCTCGCTGTCACGGTTGTAATACTCGCGCTGATACTCGGCGATCGCTTCGTACCGAGACTTGCCGATATGCGGGGTTCGGTGCCGAGGGAGGTCGACGAGCCGAATGATCGGGACGCGGCCGAACGGGTGCGGGACCCGCTCCAGGATTGTGTCGCCGTCGTAGCTGAACAGGATCGACTCGTCCGGCCGCCAGAGCCGATACCGTACGTAGTTCCGCCGCCACGCATCGCCGATGTTGCCCGGGTCCTCCGGGGCGATGGCGTTGCCGTTCTTGTCGTAGTCCACGCGCTCTGAGGGATCCATGTACTCGCGGACCAGGCATTCGATGTAACGCCCGGCCGAGTCGTTGCGCCACCAGACCATATTCTCGGGGAGGATGTAGCTGGCGATGCACCGGTCGAGCCCCAGCCGCAGCTCGTCGGCCCGCGTGGCCACGGTCTCTCCCGGAGGCGCCTTGGGATGGTCGAGACAGACATCGATGCAGCCCAGGACCAGAAGTAGCGGCGCGATCGTCTCCCGCATCCAATCGTCGATCGGCGTGCCGCGGCCGTCCACGTCGCGCCACCACGCCTTCAAGTCGTCGGGCCCGTGCCGCGAAACCTCCTGGTCGTATACCTTGGCCAGATGGATCTCGATGGCCTCGGCGACGAACTCGGGGACTGGCGTCCGGCTACGGCGGTACTCGTAGTCGTCGTCCTGCGCCGTCGCTCCCGGGTCGGCGCCGAGCATGCCGGGATAGGGTCCGTAGCCGGCATCCTCCGTCTGAGCGTTGACGCTCCCCAGGAACCCGGCGACCCCCTGGTAGACATTCGGATACATCTGCGGGTCGGGGTACTCGCGCTTGTGCCGGAACATGTTCCGGGTCGGCAGGCCGCGGCGGTCGGGGCCGTACACCGCGTTGCGGTAACGGTCGCCTCCCTCGAAACTGTCGAGGAGCCACCGCCATCGGACCTGGTGCTCAAGCCAGTCCACGTGCCGGCGCTGAACGATGAGCCTGCCGTCTAAGTCCTTGTCGAACTTGAGCCCCGACCGGGGCGAGTCCGTGTTGACCACAAACCTGCCGTCGCGGCCGCTGCCGCGCCCCGGCGGAGGGGAGGTCGATTTCTTCAGCCAGTCGAGGGGCATGAGTCGCTTCGCTCCAGTGGCGAGTGGCAAGGTGCGGGTTGCGAGAGAGAAGAAGGCCGGCCGAGCGGTCCGGCCGGCGATGACTCCGCTGGTCACTCGCTACTCGTTGCCGCGAAGGTGAGCAAGATTCGGACAAGGTGCCAGGCCAACGGAGCCAGGAGCACAAATAGAAGTGGGTATGTCACCAGGTCTAACCAGGAGTATCGAAGTCGCATCGTTTTCTTGTCCATGGTTCGTGGTCGGTTGTCCGTTGTTGGGCGTCCGACTTGTCCCGGTCCCGGACGCACGCGGAGCGAACCACGGACGAAGAAGATCAGACTGCCCGGCCGGCACCAACTCGACGCAGGTCAGGCGGCGGCGTCCGACCCTCGGGAAGTTCCAGCTTGAGGCCGCCGCACAGCGGGTCGACGAGGTCCTCGTGGGGATGCTGCGGGTCCTCGGGGTAATCCATCCACTGACCGGCTCGACGCGCCCGGGTGTAACATTGCAGGGCCGTGATCAGTCGGCGGCACCGGGGATGGATCGTGAGGCTGACGGTACCATCGGCTGAGCGGAGCAGCGCCTCGACGAGCTGTAGTCCATCGGCCTTGGAGCCCACCGGCCAGTTCTCCAGGCCGTTCCGGCCCTGGAGCCCGGCCCGCTCATACTCGCCTCGGACCGTTGGGCCGACAGCCGTCCGCGCCGAGCCGGCCGGGTCCATCGAGACCCTCAATCTCTGGATGCCGACACCGCAGAGTTCACGGGTCCGCTCCCGGATGTTTCGGCCATTGGCCTCGGCGGAGACCCCCTCGGCGAAGTAGTCGTCGAAGACGTTGACGATGTGCCCGCCGCCGTCGAGTCGCTGCCGGAGCTGGAACCAGACGGCCCCGGTGTGGACACCCGGATCGACGGCCAGATGCACGGCCAGCCCGGGGTTGTAATCCGCGGTCTTGGTGACATGGCTCGGCTCGTCAAACCCGGTGAACCAGATGCCCGCGGCCCTGGGCCGCAGGCAGAGGTAATCCGACTCGAAGACGCGGAGGCTAACCGCCTTGACCTTCTGGATCAGTGAGTCGATCGTGTAGTGCCCGGAGGACCGCTTCGCCTTCGGCAGACCAGAAGGATGAGCATCACGATCAGAATGACACCAAGCCAGAAGAGGACAGCTCGGGCAGTTCTCCAGATGAGGGCCGCTACGATCCTCGGGGCACCGCTCCAGGACCTCGAACACACAATACGTGTCCACCGGGAACCCACCGGCTCGCCCCCTGTCGATGAGTTCGGCCATCGGTCCGTCGACACGATGCCAGGTCGAGGTCATGAGCACGCTGGCCTTGCACCCTCGGACCTCCATGGCCATCCCCATGGCGGCCTCGCGGATGTCCGACTCGATCTCATCGACTTCGTCGAGCTTCAGCGACGGCACGTGCGGCCCGCGGACCGAGGTCGGCGACGCCGCCAGGATCGAGACGTGACTGCCATTGGCGTAATGGATTTCGTTCTTGAGGAAGCGGAATCCCGCATGATAGTCGAACCAACTCCTCGGCCCGCGGCCGTCCAGAATGGCCTCCTTGAGCGCCCCATAAGTCTGCTCCGACTGGGCGAGCGAGCCTCCCAGGATCCGCGTGCCATGGCGGGGATTGAATCGGCTGGCCAGGTGCGTGTCGATCGCCGAGAGGAACGACTTCCCGCTGCCGCGCGGCCCATGCCACAGGGCCAATGGGGGGCGCTCGAGCACCTGACGGGCGAAGAGATCGAACGGGGCGGTGTGACCTCGGCAGACTGCTCGGTGAGAAACTTGTACGCCCGTTAACGCGCGCACCCAGCGTGCCAGGGTGGATCGGCTCGTCGGCCGGTGGTCCATGGCCGACTCGATCCGCTCAGTCGCTCGGTAGGTCGTCGTTGGGGTCACAGAGAATCTCGAGGATCTTACGGGCCGTGTGTTCATCGAGCGCAGGAGCGGGAGAGGCCGGCTTACTAGGAGAATCGCCGTCAATGCGTTCGACGATCTCCTGGAGGGCCCGGAAGTTCCCTCCCAGCGCCTCCCCGATCCAGGCTTCGATCAACTGTTGTGCCCAGGTCTTTCCGTTGCCGAGATCGACCTGAGAGAGCCGACACCGCAATAAGTCTCTCAGGCTGAGACGCGCGTCGTCCTGCGAGAGGACAGGCGGCCAAGGGGTCGAATCGCCGGGTCTTGCGACCTGACGATCCCCCTCGAGCTTCGCTTTGCTACGACTTCGAGCAGCCCTTCGTACCACGGTCTACCACCTTACTCCGCCTCGCGCCGGATCGCCGGCTGGGACTCTGTGTTGAAATGAGCGGTCCATGGTCGGTGGGCTTCATCGCGTGAGTGCCCGGACAGCCGATCCGGCCGGCGGATGTTGGATAACACTCGATCGGTCAGTTGGTATCCCCGACCGTGCTGCTGGGGCGTGCGGCATCGGCCACGGCGTGCCTCAGCCCCACCTCGCCGGAGCTCTCGAGCTTGGACACGGCATGCCTCAATCCGACGACGCTCGTGCCGCCGAAGATGAGGGTCATCGCCTGGAAGATCTCCGAGATGCCCCCCTCATAATTCTTGGTAAGGATCATCCCAAGCCCCGAGACGACCGCGAGGATCACCGAGCCATATGTCTTGTAGCCGTTGATGAGCACCAGTAGGAACGCTGTGAAATTCATGGTGAAATATCCTCAAGGAACGTGGTCATAATGGAGTGCTTTCCAAGCACGACGTCTCGCACGGCGGAGGGCTCGCCGGGCCGCGACGATATCCGAGGGAGAGCGCTCACTCGGCGACCGGCGAGTCCGTCACGAACCTCTGGTGGAAGCAGAGGCAAACAGCCTCGCGATAGAAAAAGAAGACGCCGATCGATTCGATTCGGGATGTCATTCGGCCCGGCATCGAGGGTGTGGCGTGATCGACAGGAAATCCGAACGGTATCATTTTTTGAGAATGAGGATTATGGCATTGTGATCTGTTAACGACTGGAATGGGTCGGACCAGCCGCTTTCAACGATTCTTCGATCCGCTTCAGAGACTTGATGATCGCATCTTGTTGAGAAAGCAATTCCGCCCGTTCCTTGTTCATCCGATCGCTCACGGCCTCGTAAGTCTTGCGATCCGCGATCGCCCGCTCCTGCTGGACTCGCAAGGCTTCCCGACCGCGTAGGACCGCTTCCGCCCGGCGCAGGTTGTCTTCCGCGTCGCTGATCAGATAGGCGACGACTGCCAGGAGGAGAAGTATACCGGCCAAGATCAGCAACAGCGGGCCTCGATCGACTCGATTCACGTTGCGTGCTCCTCGACGGCTGAAGGCGGAGACGACTTCCTTGACACCATTGCGGTGTCGGTCATGCGGCGAACGATAAGGTCGATACCGTTCACGGAGAATTGGAGGGAGGTGATGGTCCTCTCCATGTCGTGGATCGTCTGGACCGAGCTCTCCAGCGTCTTCTCGACAGATTTCATCGCAAGGATGGCATCGCGGAGCAGCGAGTTCTGGATCTCGGTCATCCGGGAGATCTGGTCCTGGAAGGCGCGCTGAAGTTGTTCATGCCGATCGGTCAGACGTTCCAACTGGTCCTGAAACTTCCCCTGGGACTCGGCGTGGTAATCCCGGAACTCTCCGAAGACACGGCTTTGCTTCTCACCCTCGGTGCGAAGGAACCCAAGGAAGTAGTAGGTGACCGCGACCGCTGCGCCGGCCGCCCCCAGCGAGCCGATCAGGCTCGTGATCGAGACACCGATCGTGTTCGGATCGACGGCGCCCGCGACTTGGGCGAGGACGTACAGACCGCTCATCATGCTCCCTTTCCTGCGAATGAAGACTGCACGATTGCCTCGAGTTCGCCGAGGACCGCTTCCTGCTCCGCGAACCACATACCCATTTGACGCATATTCTCGAGGCGCTCGATCTGGCGGTGAAGCGCGGCAATCGTCTCGTTCAACTCATTGTTCGCCCGATCCTTCATCGCGCAGGTGCCTCGCGATGCCCTCGGGTAAAGAAACCCGTCGCGTCGACCTGGAGTCCAACCCGCCGGATGGCAAGCTCGCAGGGGCGTCCCATCGTCCGGGTGATTCGAATTCCCCTCATGATCTGCCAAGGTGCTCGAGGGCGGCCGGATATCCCGTGGCATCGTGCGGGCCAATTACGCGGCGTCGTGATACTTCCACGCCGGGGGCAGCTCGCGCTCCTCGAACGAAGGCGATTTCGAGAGCGCCCAGCTATCGCCCTGGCCGAGGATTCGCTCGATGACACCCTGTTCGGCCCAGAACGAGAAGCTGGGCTGGCCGAGCGCTGTGGGACCGGTCGGCTGATCTGGTCCCCAGCTCTGGATGATGCAGGCCCCCGGTCGATCGAATCGTACGCCCGCGATGAACATGCAATGGCCCCAGCTCCCGCTCGCCTGACAGAAGCCGTCGTTGTCGCGGGTGAGGGTGAATCCCTGGCCGGTGCAGATCGTGACGGGATACCCATTGTTCAGGGCCGCGACCAGCTCATCCCAGGTCGAGACCTTGGCGGCCGCACCGAGCTTGAAAGGGCCGGCTTCGCTCTTCACCGATGCCGGTGCGCCGTGCCATCCCCAATCTTTGGCACGCTCGCCGCTATAGGTGCCGTCTGTACCCAGCATCTTGCGGCTGACCATCCCGATCGTCGTCATGGCCTTGACCGCCGCGGCGCCATACGAGCCGTCCTGGCGCCCCAGGATGCCGGCAACTTCGCGGGATGTTGCGTAGATGAATTCCGTGTCGGTCTCTTGAAACACCGCCGGCTCGCCCAGGCTGATCTCGATGCACTGCAACAGGTCGTTGCCGTGCCCGTGGCCGAAGGAGACGCAGTCGCCAATCTGCTGCGCGGGGTAGGCCGGATCTCGACCCAGGACGTCGCGCCATGCCTTGTACAGGAGGATCGGTTCCGTCGGAGTCGGTGCGCCAATCAGGTGCGGGGCGGCCTGGACCAGCGTCGGAAATTGGCCGGCGAAGGTTTGTTGGATGGCATCGATACCCCTCCAACCACAAAGAGACAAGTATGTAGTATCGTCTGCCATTCATGATTCCTCAGTCGATGGTGTTCGGGAGGCCGGGCGGTGTGAGAGTCCGTCGCGCGAGGCGACCGGCGTCCTCTCGGCGGAGGCATTCGAGGAGCCCAGATGGGTCGGATAAACGGGGATCGTCGGCAGTGCGCTGCGGTCGAGAGTCGCGAAGGCCACGGCGGTCGTGATCGACTTGACGACCGCCTCAACGCCTACATCGTTTCCGGACGGGAATCACGGGGATAATCGTCATGCAGGCGTCTCGCCTACGTGGGAGGAATCCTGGTGGGACACCGGCATCACAAGGTCAAGAGCATTCAAGTGATCCTCGACGAGTTCCTCACTTCCTCAGACCGAGGGCGAATCCTCGCCAGGCCGCAGCCATGGCCGCACGTTCTTGGGGTGTGACGTCGGCGTCTTTCTTCGTCTCCGCGATCAGTTTGCGGAATTCGGGCGTGGCCATCTGGTCGAAGAGTTGGGTGCGGTTCGTGCCCCAAGCCTTGGCCACGGCACTCAGCGCGTCGGAGACGTTCTGTCCGGTCTCGAGTCCCTTGGCCCCCTCCTCCCAGGACGTGGCATAAGCCTTCCCGAGTTCGGGCAGATAGGCCCGGCCCAATTTGACGAAGAGAGGGTCATGTGGCGGCACGGGGCTCGGAGGCGGCCCGACAGGCGACCGCAGCCAGGTCGAGATACCGATTGCCAGTACCGCCCCCGTTAGGCTCGAAAGCGCGACGGTCAGGAGCGTGCCCCGTGTCGGGAGCTTGGCCCAGATCTGATTGATCAACAT